CCTCGATACAAACTGTACGTTGTATAGGAAAGAGTGACTTCAGAGTTTCCTTCAATAGTGTTGCTCGCATTACAAGACTCCCTTAAAAAGTTTATGGTCTATACCGTATGAAACAACTACTTCACTACCCAACAGATCACGCGTTTGTTTTGCATCGATCTTGTTATCAAAATACATAATGCTACCGTCCTCATCTTTCACTGGTGCACCATGTTTACCGTGACGTAGCATGAATAAGCGAAACATTTTTATCCCCCTGTTAAATCAATAATGAACCAAACAACAATTGCCACTACTACCAATAGTGCTACATCAGCTCCGTTCATCTGTATCCTCCGGTTTACTTGGTGGTATGGTGTAGAACAGATCATGCAACTCTCGGTGTACAGCGTCCTTCGCATCTGTCTCCAACTCGTATAGAGAACGCTTTTCCTTCTTCTTCTTAGCGTGCTTACCTGCCCCACTCTGCTTGGCAGCAGCAACGAAGTTACGCGGTTTTAACTTTGGCTTTGTCATCTTTCTTCCCCTTGTCAGGCCAACCGGCTTTCACCAGATCAGTTACCAAGTCAGTAATCGCTGGCAGTGTTTTACACTTTGGGTCAGCATCATCAGGTAGATACTTTACAAACTCAGGCAGTGCATCTCTGGCTTGCTTTACAGTGTTAAACGCCTTGATCGTTGCGGTAAGTTTACGTGCCAACTCACCATGTTGTTCGACCTGTAATTTCTCTGCCCTGTCCACTTCGAGTAGCTTGTCCAGTATTATTTTGTCTTTAAGCTCGTAGGTATTACCATCGATGTCAGGTACTAACCAGAACTTGCCTAGACCCCACGAAGAACGACCGATTATCGGACTATGGTAGTGCACATGGTTAGTGCTGAAATATCGGCGGTATGACTGGTCTTTAAAGACACGCATCACTGGTGCCGGTGCCATGGCATACAGCCAATCTTGTATCAATTTCTGTCGCTGCTCTACATAGTCCACCTTAGGTGTATCCTGCAATACAGCGTGAACAAACGCACTACGGATAGATTCAGTCAGTCTCATACTGTCCTCTTTGGGTTAAGTTGTTTAAGTGTTTCCTTGTTGCTGATGTAGTAATAGTTGCTCTTGTTTATCGGTGCTACCGTATGTTTCACTTGCTTCGCCCGTACCTCGCCACATTGCAAACACGTGATACGTTGTTGCTCCTTGATGCACCATTTGGCTCGATTTATAGGAACGCGCTCATACAAACAATCGACACACAGATACTTGTTAGCCATTTAATTTCCCCTCACCTATGTCGCAAAAAGAACACCGACGTTTCCAAAACAACACACGTACTTGACCGCACTCACAACATGGCACATAAAATAATCGCTTCATCGCTTCACCTTCCTTGCTGCTATATCGCCACAGTCAAGGCACAGTCTGTACCCTAACTTTACGCGGCGATGGTCTACATACCCCCCGCACTCAGGGCATAGGTATCTTGTATCGTCACTCATAATCCCTCCGGTATATCTATCTCGTCACCCAGTTTGCTAACGACGTAGCAGCGCATCGCTGCGACTAATGGGGTTTTACCTAATTCCTCAAATATAGAACCACTTCTAATTATTGTGGCTATCCATGTACCTAGTCCGTCATAATCTAAACTGATACCCTCACACTCAATAATCGCCCCGCCTTGTTCCCAATCAACGGACGGTTGGAAGTAATCCGGAACTGATCCGTCATCGTGCAGCGTTCCTTCGCACTGAGCAACTGCCCAATCAAGTGCTGCGCCTGTAAGTTCGTTTGTTTTCATCAATGTACGTCCTCCTCGTGTAAAGTCGATCCCTCCGGTGGGTTTAGCTCTGCATACGGATTACCGTCGAACATCTTGGCTAGTGGGATCATATCCACCGTACCATCCTCGTAAGTCGCTACAGCACAGACTGTTATAACCGGCTTACCGGTTTGTTTATCGGTACACTCAAGCAGTGCCAGATCACCGTTCTCGGCAGCAGCAAGTAATGTTTTAAAGTTGAACTCATATCCTTCATTAATCATGTTATTGCCCTCCGAAATAGGCCATCAATGCTTCACTTTGCGACTGCTTACGTGCTGGACTACCCAGTATCCGTTCCTTGGCAATAGCGTGGTATCCCTCGTTTGCTAGTACCCTCATCCAGTACGTTGACAGAAGTACCGTAGACTTTAGGGGATGGGCTTGTGTATTGTGTCTAGTTGTTGAACGACTGTACTTGTCCTCATTTTCAAACCAACAGCCATTGGTATAGATGAACATAGGGAAGTGCTCACCCCACGAATAGACAATGTATCGCTCATCGTCACTCTCATAGCCATGGATTACTGCATACAAGTTGCTACCAGTGAAAGGTTTGTGCTCTTGTACAAAGGGGCGACAACTGCTGTTTGCTACTTTGGGTGTTTTCATGCTTCATATCTCCACATGTTAGTGATACTTTTTAATAACGAAGTCCGGTATTGGTGTCGATAAGCCCTTTAAGCTCAGCCATATTTGCACCAAGTATCGGTTGTGCTATGTTGCTAATCGCATTGACAAACTCAATGGTTGTTATCAATCCTGAGTGGTAGTGAGATACCTGAATTGATACATCGTCGTACACTTTCTGCATTGTTTCTTGTGTAATAGTCATGCTTCATATCTCCACATGTAAAGGAAAGAAAAAAGGGGCAGATTACTGCCCCGATGTTGCTAGGAATGAAACCCATAGTGAGTCTCATGCCATACTGCACCGATGGTGTACCGACGATTGTTCTCATCATCGTCATAAAACGCCACCAGATCGTTTGTTGTACCGACCTTGCCATCGATGATGATTGTCACCATTGGATACGACATATTCCACTGAGATAGATAACCAATCGCTTCAAACAGTTTTTCCCATGAGCCGATTGACTCAGCGATAGTTACCAAATGGGAAGGCTCAATACCAAGCCGAATGTTACGTGCCATGTTTATCTCCTTATGATTGCAAAGCCCGATGAGTCTGGGCTATACGCTGTTGGAGAATATTCCATGCCCACATATATTCGTCACGGCTGGTATTGGGGTTGTCTAAGATGCGCTGTAAGTATTCGATTGTCATGTTTATCTCCTCACGCCAGTTTTACGGTGCGAACCACAGTACTAGGTGCTTCTCTAGCAGGCAGAACAGCAAGGTAAGGCTTACCCCAAGAGTCAGTCATAATCACTGGGGTATCACCGTTTGCTTTGGGCTTGTATACTTTCGTTTCCATCTTGTGCTGTTTAGCCAATTTGGTAATGGTTGTGTAAAGCTCAGCGACATTGGTCATGTCAAACTTACCATCAACATCTGCTTTGATAGTGATGCGTTTCTTAGTATCTGCATATACAGATACTTTACCTTGGTAAATCTTAGCCATGATAGGCTCCTTAGAAAGTAAAGTTAAAGTATGTAAAGCAGTCCACTGGGGACGCCCTCAGTCTCGCTCGGCGGCGGCGCAGCGTCAAGTTTGCCCTGTTTTACTGAGAAAGCGATTGATGTAAAGCGAAATAATCTAAGTTTTTGTCAGGAATCTTTTGGTTAGATTGGCTTTAGATCGTAAAATAGATCGTGCAAGTGATTGATTAATAAGGATATTGCAGTGCACAATCTAAATAATCTATGTTTTTTGAGGTTGTAAGAAAACTTTTTTAGGGGGTTAGGGATTAGAGTGTAAAGTCCCGAATCTGTAAAGTTCGTAGGAGGTGAAAAAATAATAGCTGCGGTTCAAAAAAACGTGTATTAATTAGATTGTTTAGATTATACATATATTATATAACTCATTATTTCAGCCTATAACCCGCATATTTCCTAGTGGCTTATATAACTTTACGTGTCAAGTATGTCAACTTAGGTGATACAGAAAGTGGAAAATCGTGGCTAGTTAGCTTTAGATTGTTTAGATTGTTTGTCTATTTGCTATTTTTCAGTGTAAAGTCTATACGTTTTAGTTATATCTCTACACAATTCATTGTAATTCGGTATAACAGAGCAGTTAAAGCGGTGCGACGTCCGCGAGCCATGACCCCCCGACGTATGGTAAGTACTACTACTAAAGAATAAGAGCGAGCAACCCCCTCAGTCCGGTCACTTGACGCAGCATACGCTCAGAAACAGGGATTTTTGGGCAATAAAAAACCCGGCTTGCGCCGGGCTGGGTTAATCTTGTATGTAGGTATCGTATAGTAGCCAGCCGATGTATATGATTGTGGCTATGATAAAGAAGTAGTCAATGGATTCTAGTTCGTACATGGTGTTCTCCAGAAAGAAGGAGCCGGTTTCCCGGCTCCTGTGGGTTAGGCTAGCTTAGTCACTGTACGCTTGCCGCCTGTGTCACCTTCTGCACGCTTAGGTAGCAGAGCGATGTACGGGTTGCCGTAGCGATTGGCTAGCAGGACTGGCTCGGTGCCGCCTGTAGGGACAAACAACGAATACTTGTTGATCCCTGCTTTCTTGCCCTTACCGAACTCCTTCATGAGCTTGTAAATTTCGGGAGCATCGATAGCTGTGAACTTACCAGCGTTATCCTTTTTTAAGGCAACCTCGCCTTTGGTGTTAAGGACAATAGACACCGAACCTTCAAAGGTCTTTGCAGACATAATAACCTCCAGTTGTTAAAGAAAAGAACTGCTGGTAACGTTGTGTTATCCAGCAATTTCAGACTAGCCTAACATGACGTTGACGTCAAGTTACCAGCAAAATCAAGGGTTTTTGATGCCTTGCCGCTAGCCGGTCAGACGCGTGACAGAGGCAGGGGGGTGGGGGGTACATGGACTGGCAGCGACGACCCCCGCCCCATATATGTAAACCTCATAAAGTAAGACCCCAAAAAACCAAGTGTAAAGTTAGCTCCCACTGTAAACTTAAATCACCCCCATTGATAACTTAAAAAATCCCCAGCCCCCCAAAACCAAATGTTATCATAACAACAACCCTTGACATTCGTGTACTTCTACCCTACGTTTCGGGTATGGACAGACTTCCACTCAACCACACCAAATGGTCAGATCGCTTAGCGTTTGACGTTGCACTGCTCTTAGAAGGCAGTGGCGATACTATGCAAGAGCTAATGACCAGACACAACGTTGATGCCAATAGCCTATTGGTATTCAATGCCGACCCAGTGTTCTTAAAGAAAGTGGAGCACTACCGAGACGAAGTACGTGATAAAGGCTTAACATTTAAACTCAAAGCCCGAGCGCAAGCGGAAGAACTACTAACGACTTCATGGTTGTTAATCCACGATCCATCTACATCACCAGCAGTCAAAGCTGACTTGATCAAGTCCACGGTAAAGTGGGCGGGACTAGAACCCAAGGGGGATGTGGCTGTTGAAGGCGCAGGTGGTGGAGTACGCATTACGATCAATCTTGGTAACAATCCTAGCGATGCACGAACAATCGAAGCACCCATAACTGAGGTAGAAGATGTCGATACCATCGAGCATTCTGAGTCTGTTTAGTGACTCGTATGACGGTTTTACGGCTGCACGATTTAAAAGCGCTAATGAAGCCCACAACGTAGAGGTTGTGTTGAAAGAGGCAAAGATGTCGTTTCAGACTAAGATTAAGAAGTCCAAGAAGCATGGACGGGAGTTCATCATCCTGTTGGTAGGAGTAGCATGACGTGGCATGTATATCCCGTGGGGGATTTAAAAGAACATATTACGGATACCAGAGAAGGTATGTGCTGGTGTGAACCGGCGTATGACGAGGAGTATGATACCTACACCCACAATTCGTTGGATGGTCGGGAACTTTACGAAACTGGCGAGAGAAAGCTGAATTAATGCCCTTAAACATTAACTATACACCTCCGCCAACTGGCAAGAAGTTCATGGAGAGTGACGCTAAGATGCGCACCTTGATGGGGCCGGTTGGTTCAGGTAAGTCGGTAACGTGTTCGTTTGAGGTAGTACGTCGTGCGTCCATGCAGGAACCTAACCAGCAAGGTATACGCAGGACTCGGGCGGCTGTGGTGCGGGAGACTGCGAGACAGTTGCAGGATACGACGATTAAAACGTTTTTGGATTGGTTCCCGCCCGGGCAGTGTGGGCAGTACATGCGAACGACCAAAACATATTTTTTCAAGGTGGGGGATATCGAGTGCGAGATAATGTTCCGTGCACTGGACGATGCGGACGATGTTGCCAACTTGAACTCGTTGGAATTGACGTTTGCGTGGTTCAACGAGTGTCGAGATATACACCCGGATATTGTGGACGCGATGTCAAAGCGTATTGGGCGATTCCCGTCAGCGAAGGACGGAGGTCCGACGTGGCATGGGATGTGGGGCGACACTAACCCACCGACGATGGATGGGTGGTGGTACTACCAGATGGAAGGACTGGACCCGAAAGATGGCGTATCTGCGAACAATAATGGCTGGGCGGTCTTTAAACAACCGTCGGGGCGAAGTGCGTTTGCCGAGAACGTTGAAAATCTTCCTGACGGGTACTACGATACCCAAGGGCGAAGCGAGGAGTATATCCGGGTTTACATCGACGGTGAGTATGGACTCTCCTCGGCTGGTATGCCGGTGTATAAGTACTTCCGGCCTGACTATCACATGGCTAGACAGGCACTTCGCCATATCAGTAATGGGGTTCGACCCATTGTTGTGGGGATGGACTTGGGACTCACCCCCGCCGCCGTTATCGGACAGCAAGACCCCCGTGGTCGGGCGCTGATACTTGACGAGTGTGTCAGCTTTGATATGGGTGTACAGCGATTCGTGCGTACCATGCTAAAGCCACTGCTGTATGAACGGTTCTCCGGTGTGCCGGTGTTGATCGTCACTGACCCAGCGGGTACACAACGGGCGCAGACTGACGAGCGCAGTGCGGTGGATATTATTAAGGCCGAGGGGTTGAAAGTCATACCAGCTAGGACGAATACGGTGTCGGCAAGGATTAATGCGGTTGATGAGTACTTGATGCGTCAAGTAGATGGCGACCCGGGGTTTTTGGTAGACCCACGGTGTACGCAGTTGAAAGCTGCCATGATGGGCGGGTATCGGTACAAGCCCAAAGGCGATGGAGACATCGACAAGAACAAACATTCACACGTAGCTGAAGCCTTACAGTATCTGATGCTGCATATTGCCAGTGCCGGAGAAGGTTACATGGGCGTACAGCGACGGGAAATAAAACGTGTTGCAGCCGCAGGATGGACGTGATAAATTGAAGTTTCTCGCACCGCCGTCCCTTCCGGTGGTTTTGCCCTCAGAGCTAACGCTTTGGGGGTTTTTTCTTGCGTGTTTAAAAAGTTC